CCGTTGTTTGAAGAGCAACAAGCAGAAACAGATATTGATGACGATGATGGCCCGATTGAGAGGCCAGATTATTACCCAGCTAAGTTCTGGGATGAGGATGGACCCGATGTTGAAAAACTTGCAAAAAGTTATGCAGAGCTTGAAAAGCAATTTAAATCTGGCAAGCACAAAGCTCCAGAAGGTGATTATGAACTTGATTCCCTGGTCGATAAAGGACTCGACCCAGAAGATGAAACAGTCGGCATCTTCTCAGAGTGGGCCAAAGAAAACGGCGTCAGCCAAGCGGCGTTCGAAGAGCTTGCAGAAAAAGTCCTCCAAGTCAGCAACGCCGAAGGCGAAGCGTTCGAAGCAGACCGCCAGGAGGAAATGAATAAGCTGGGTGAACGTGCCCAAGAAAAAATACAGATGACTGAGCGGTTGCTTATGAAAGCCCCGCTGACAAATGATGAGCGGAACGCCCTGGCATACAGCCTCGATAGCGCTGACGGGATCAATGCATTTCTGAAATACCACCAATCTCTGACCAATGAAGGCATCCCCATACAGGCAGCCCCAACAGCTCCGGCGATGACGAGGGAAGACTTAGAAGTTGCCATTGCAGACCCACGTTGGAAGACTGAGCCAGCATGGCGTCAGAAGATTGAAAAGCAGTGGATGGAAGCAAATTCCTAGATATAGTTGCCAAACTATCAAAAACAGTGTAAATGTGGTATTGAAGGCTAACCGCTCCGGCCCTTCTATGAGATGAAATCTCTGGCCGGCATGACCACTTTCATGCAAGCGACTGCCCGTAAGGATAACAGTTTGCGAGATATCAGTAACTTTGTTTAGGAGGTTCCTGCTATGGCGCAGAACGTAACCACAGCGTTTGTTACCTTATTTGAAAGTGAGGTTAAGCAAGCGTATCAATCAGAAGCCCTGCTGCGCGGAACAATGCGTACCCGTACAGGCGTCCAGGGAAACACAGTAAAGTTTCCTAAAATCGGAAAAGGTGTAGCAACAGCTCGTATTAATCAGACTGATGTAACCCCTCTAAATGTCACCTACAGCACCGTTCAGGCACAGATGTCTGATTTTATCGCTGCAGAGTATAGTGATATCTTCCACCAAACTCACATCAACTTTGATGAGAGACGTGAGTTGGTAGAGGTAGTTTCAAAAGCTATCGCTAGACGGATGGATCAAATTTGTATCGATGCACTCGATGCAGCATCTTCTCCATCTACTGTTGCGACAACTGTTGGTGGTTCTGGCACAAACATGAATGTTGCCAAATTGAGAGCTGCAGCAAAGGCATTGAATGAAAAGAATGTGCCTTCAGAGAACAGATATATTCTCATGCACGCCTCTCAGCTTGATAGTCTGTTGAGCGAAACAGAAGTCACATCGAGCGATTTTGCGGCTGTGAAAAGTTTGGTCCAGGGTGAGGTAAATACCTTTTTGGGATTCACCTTCATCACTATGGGCGACCGAGATGAAGGCGGTGTGCCAAAGCCGTCAACTCGTACTTGCTTTGCCTGGCATCAGGATTCAATGGGCTATGCTGAGTCAATGGCTCAAAAAAGTGAGGTTAATTATATCCCGGAAAAAACTAGCTTCCTGGTGTCATCAATGTTTTCGGCTGGCGCCGTTGCAATCGATGATGACGGGATAGTTAAAATTAGCTGTACTGAATAAGGAGAATTAAATATGGCTTATTCATCAACTGGTTTTGCTACTATCGGCGCATCTAAGTCAGGCAATGCTGTATCGCTTTACGCTTATAGCACGACTGACGCGATTGGCGATGTGAACACATCAGGTTATTTCAACGCTCTTTCAGACACTCTGGAAGTCGGTGACGTAATCCTGGTTCGTTCATCAACTGGTGGCACTCAGGCTTTGTCTTTGGTGTATGTGGCATCAAACGCATCTTCTGTCGTTGACGTGACAGATGGTTTGACCATTACAGCCACAGACTCTGACTAGACATCTCCCTGACGGGGGCCGATCCAACCGGCCCCCACCAAACTACAGGAGGGCGGAATGGCTGCCGGCGATACCGATTTATCTATTTGTTCAGATGCTTTGATATTGTTAGGAGCCGCTCCGCTCTCATCTTTTACTGAAGGCACAGATGCTGCGCAGACTTGTGACCGTCTTTATCCAGACTTTCGAGATAGTTTGCTTTCAAGGTATCCCTGGAGCTGGACTTATAAAAAAATACAACTTGCTCAGTTAGGCACAGCGCCTCTGAATGAATTTGAACACGCTTATCAGCTGCCTGGTGATATGCTGTCTGGTGTCCAGGCCGTGTTTGAAACAACAGCAACTAATCAATCTCCATTGAATGATGGGTGGGAAATCTATGGAGAGCAACTTTTTACTGACCTTGATACTGTCTACATCGATTACCAAACGACAATAGATGAAAGCAAAATGCCAAATTATTTTGTGCAACTTTTGCGTACTGGTTTTGCAGCAGAAATAGCTATCACGATTACTGACCAGGCAACAAAGGCAGATTATTTTCGCGGGTTGGCTTATGGTACTCCCAGCGAAAACGGGCGCGGCGGATTGTTTAGAGAGGCAGTCAACATTGATAGCCGGGGAAGGCTCCCACAGATTATAGAAGATTATGCACTGATTGCGGTGAGATAATGGCTCGTATTGTCCAGTTTCAAACAAATTTTAGCGTTGGTGAGCTGGACCCGTTACTGCGTGCCCGCACAGATTTGCAGCAATACCAGAACGCTCTTGAAACTGCAGAGAACGTAACCATTCAGCCGCAGGGCGGTGCTAGTCGTAGAGCTGGTTTAAAATTCATTCACGACTTTGGAAGTTCGTTCACATCATTTAAAATGATTCCGTTTGAGTTCAGTGTTGATGACAGCTATCTTTTAGTAGTTGTTACTGGTCGGATATATGTTTTTAAAAACGGCACTTTGCAAACAAACATTAATTCTTCTGGAAATGATTTTATAGCTGTCGCGGCTATCACATCTGCTATGATAGATGAGCTTAATTTTACACAAGCTGTGGACACACTGATTTTACTTCACGAAGATTTAGAGCCTCAACGATTACTTAGAAATACTGACACCAGCTGGACCGTTGGGGCGTTGGCACTTACGCACGTTCCTTATTACGCTTTTACAATTAGTACAGTTGCTGGAAGCAGCATTACAACAGACAGTTTTAATAACTTAGCCGTAAGCGGCAATACTGGAAACATAACGGTTTCAGCAGAAAAGAGTGGTGGAACATCCTCTGCTGCTTTTGATCAATCAGACAGTTATTATGAAAATCAATATTTAAATATTACACCTTTCGGCAGATTACGAATAATTAGGAAGGTAAGCACAAGTAAGCTAGAATGTTTTGCTGAAGTTCCTTTGTTTGATAACAGTGATATCGCAAAAGCAGATTTTGAGATAGAAAGAGGCTATGAGGACGTTTGGAGCAACACCAGAGGCTGGCCAAGATCAGCCGCGTTCCACGAAGGTCGGCTGTACTTTGGCGGCAGCAAGTCTCGACCTAATACAATTTGGGGCAGCAAGGTTATCGATTACTTTAACTTTGACGTGGGAACTGGATTAGATGATGAGGGCGTAGAGGCAACAATTAACACCAATCAACTTAACGTGATTGTAAACTTAAACCCTGGTCAAGATTTGCAAATATTTAGTACAGGTGGAGAGTTTATCGTGGCGCAAGGCGCGAATGAGCCAGTTACGCCAGCAAACTTTTTAGTTAAACCGCAAAGCCGTTTGGGCAGTAAACCAGGCGTGCCTATAGAAGATTTGGCTGGCGCAACGATAATCGTGCAACGACAAGGCAAATCGCTGATTAGTTTTCAGTTTAGAGATTCTACAGCCAGCTACGGCAGTCAGCCGCTATCAGTTTTAAGCAGCCATCTTTTGAACAATCCTACAGACCTTTCGATACGCCGGGCAACGTCTACAGATGAAACAGACAGGCTGTTTCTGGTGAATGGTGGGGACGGTAGCATGGCTGTTTATTCAATATTACAAGCGCAAAACGTCATTGCGCCAAGCAAATTTACAACAGACGGCCAGTTTGTTGCTGTAGCAAACGAGCTGTCAGAGACGTTTGTTATAGTAAAGCGCACTGTAAACAGCAACACAGTGTATTATTTAGAGCAATTTGATGAGAGTTTGACAGTTGACAGCGCAAAAACGGGCGCAGGAGCCTCATCAGTTACGATGGCGCATTTAAATGGGAAAGAGGTCCAGATAATTAGAGATGGCGTTCTAGAGGCCAAACAAACCGTTCCTGCTAGTCCCCATACTGTGAGCTTTGCAACGGCGGCCTCAAGCAGCCATCAAGTTGGCTTGAATTATGATATCACAATCAAAACAATGCCGGCAGAGCCGAGGCTGCCGCAGGGCACGGTTCAAGGCATAAACAAGCGGATTATCCAGGTAGATGCTATTGTACATAAAACACAGAACATGAGCATCAACGGTAAATTAGTTCCGTTTCGTCAGTTTGGCACAGGCGTCCTGGGGCAGCCGGTCCAGGAGTTTACCGGCACAAAGACTGTTCACGGGCTGCTAGGCTTCAGCAACACCGGGCAGATCACAATTACACAGAGCGTACCGTTAAAGATGACGGTGCTGGGCATTGAATATAGAATGAGCGTAGGGAACTGATATGGCACAAATGGCAGCAGCGGGCTTTTCCGCATTTATGCAAATTAGAGCTGGTCAAGCATCGAAGGCCATGTACGGCGCAAAAGCATCTGAAGCGATTATACAGGGTCGGGCTAAAGCTATTGAAGCCAGACAAAAGGCTTTGAGGGTTTTGCAAAACTTAAATGAAACATTAGCTGCTACAACAGCCAGGTCTGCCACCGGAGCTGGCGAAGTAAACGCACTGTCCTTGACAAATTACGCAATGAAAGAAGGCGTAACAGAATATTATACTTCAAAAGACAATGAAACACTTTCTATTGCACAAGCAAACTATCAAGCCGGCATCTTCAAAGTTGCGGGCAAACAAGCTATGTTGAACGCATACGCTGGCGCAGCTGGCACTTTGGGGCAAGGGCACGCTAATCAAATGGCAATCGGGGGATACCCAACGTAATGGCACGCAGACCCAGATATCAAAGATTAGGCGTTACCTTAGACGCACCAGCCCGCACAGACTTTGCCGGGCTGCGTGAAACTGCGGCTGCCGCAACAAACATATCTCGTCAAATCGACAGGATGGGCGAGTTTCTTTTCAAAGAAGAGTCCAGAAAAGCAGAACAGCGCGGCAAACAGCTGGTGGCGGATATGGGTGCGCAGCCAGTATTAGCTGACCTGGCAAGTAAAGGTGGCCCAACAAACATTGAGCAACGTGCAGCGTTTGACTCAGCAAACCGTATAGCTGCTACAGAAATTGAAACAGCTGCACTTTTGGAAATGGACAGCATTGTTTCCAAAGCAGTTATTAGCAAACCTAATTTTGCTGATTTTAATGAAGACATAGACGGTGTAGTTGACGGTATGCCGGCGGCTTTGTCAAACCTGGACCCGACAACAGCCGGTTTGTTAAGGCAAAGTCTTAAAAAATCGGCACAAAAATTTAAAAATGATTATCTTGTTGAATATAACAATGAACAAATAAGGAAAGCTCAAGGAAGAGCTATAGCGTCTATAGACGTTAGGCAAAAAGAAATATTTAGAATATCAGCTTCACAATCCCCAGACAGAGAAGCAGAAGCAAACGTCAAAATTGAACAGCTGCGTTCAATGATGAGTACATTGAAGTTTGATCCAGATGACATCGAAAAAATTATTTTAAGCACAAAAGAACAAGCTCTCAAAGAAAGCATATTGTTTGATTTTAGACAGTTAAATACATTTCAAGAAAAACAAGACTTTATAGCTAAACAAAAAGAAAAGTTGCCTGGGATTATGGGAAGCGAGGAAGCTGCCCGTAGATTTATAAACACAATGTCTGGCGAGGTCAGCCAGCTTGCAACTGGGATGAAAGGTAAGGCAACAGCGCTTTCTAAAGAAATTAAATCTCAAAGAAATATAGCGATAGCTGGTCACAATGTTCGTGATTCAAAATTTGCAGAGCTACAGGCAAAGGTTATAGGCTTGGGTGAGTTTGGTCAAAAGCAAATGCAAGAGCTTGAGGAGCTTAGAGTTATCAATGCCGGTATATCTGCTTTGCGTAAAATGCCCCCGGTTGTTCTTCAAGCGGAAATAAACAGGTCAAGAACTGGCATACCCGGTTTGGGTGAGGAAGGTGTAGACACTGAAATAGAAGTTGAGCTGCTAGAAGAGGCAGACAAGTTATTAGCTAAAATGACACAACGAGTCCGAGAAGACCCTATGTCGGCTGGTGTTGAATTTGGCATTGTTAAAGACACGCCTATCACTGTTATGGCAGCGTTGACCGGCGAAGCTGAAGACGCAGAACTATTACGGGCAGAAGTTGTGCCGAGAATAGAAGCTGCAGAAGCTGTAGCATCTCATTTTCAAGTGCCTGTCACTTTGTTATCAGATGAAGAAGCAAATGTGTTGTTGAATACATTGAATGAAGCGTCATCTACAGCACAATTATCAATGTTAAACAGCATTTTTACTGCGTTCACTCAGGACTATGCAGCAGATGTTTTTGCGCAGCTGGGTGACAAAAACAAAACAATCGGGCACATTGCTGGATTGTTCTATAGAAATAATCATCAGTTTGCGTCTGAGGCGTTGCGTGGAATTGAATTACTCAAAGATGGCTATAAGACACCTGGATTTATTCCAACAGAGACACAACCAATATTTAATGAATATATAGGCAAAGCGTTTTCTGTGCAGCCAGAAGCGCTGACAACAGGAACAGAGATTGCTAAAGCCATTTATGCAAAGCGTGCGCAGTCAAGAGGTTTAGAAGAATTTGACAGCGATTTATGGACTGATAGCATCAATGCTGCGTATGGCGGCAAAGATGGCAGGGGCGGCATCCAGGAGGTTTTCGGCGATAAAGTTTTGTTGCCATCTGGTGTTTCTGTTGAACAGATAGAAGCTGCGTTGAACACTATTACACCGGAAAGACTTGCTCAAGTGTCCGAGGGGATAGTGCTAGGGGAAGATTTATTTAATAGCATTTTTTTACCAGAAGATGCTGACGATGAAGTTGATTTGACAGATGAGTCAGTGTCGCCAGCCCCTCGTAGAACATCTCGTTTCAACGATGATTATAGCATTATAAGCACAGGATACGGTACTTATGCTATCGTTTTCGGTGAGCCGGGGGCAGGAGGCATGGCTGCTTACGGTCAGTTTACTGATGAAGATGGGGCAAAAGAAGACCGTATTCTTGAGTTTAACTTATTGCAGCTGTTGAATTTAGAATGAGCTTCCAACTTAAAAAAGCAGACCCCTTAGACCTGGCTCAGTATAAACCTATGACAAAGCCAGACCCAGGCTTTGAGGCAAACTACGAAGCTGCTCGGCGTGCTTTTGCCTTGAATGATACATCTACAAGTGAAGCAAAAGCACTTTATGAAGTGTGGCAACCTATCATCGATGATATGAACAGCCGGTCAACCGGGCAAACATTTTATAATCCATCGATTGCTTATCGCACCAGCATTTTTAATGAGACTAAACAAGAGCAAGATTACTCAGCTAATTTAAATCGGATATTTAGAGAGATAGATCAAAATGATGCCTTTGCTGATTTGCGGGGAAAATTTACAAGGGAAAGTTTATTTGAGCAAGCAGCACAGTTAGCTAGAGACAGTAAAGAAGAATTAGCAAAAGTAAGGTCTAACAGCTTTACAACTAAATCTACAATAGGCAGTGGCTTGGGCACGTTCAATGCTTTGATAAATGACCCTGTTTTGGCGGGGTC